TGCTCTCGCTATACCTTTAGCACTAGCACTTGGTATTTTTCTTTTAATCTGATCTAAAGCACCTTTGACCGCAGATACTTCTATTCGCATATTAACTGTTACCACTATCTAACCAATCTCATAGAATGTACTGCAACTTTTTCAGCGTCAGATATTGTACTATCATCACTAGCGTCATACTCAACACCATCTCTTAAAATATCTGCAAATTCATCTTCATACATAGTTCGGTAATAAGAACCCATTTGTTGGAATCTATCTTCATCACCTTGTGAATTAAACTTAGTTAATGCAGGGCAAATATAATACCCCAATGTTCTATAAACTGTGGCTCTAGTCCACTGTGTGTCAGTTAGTAATGTTAAATCAATCTCTATACCACCTGCGTAACTTCTATTTCTTGATTGGTTACTGTGATAAACTGACCACCATTTGTTTCTAATATCTCTTTGTACATCTGCAATAGCTTGAGTTACAAATGCGTCTTGTTCGCCTGTAGATAAACCCATATCTCCTATATCAGGCTGATATATAATTAAACTGCTTCTTGTTGCAAATGCCATAATAAAATTCCTGTTTAAATGTTAGAGGGGAGAGGAAAGGAACTCTCCCCCCTGTTTTGATCAATCCAATGAAGATTAAAGTATGCTTGAATCAGCTAGTACTTCAATTCCATATGAATCGTGTAGTTCGCCTACGCCGTAAACAGCAGTAGCGACAATTTCAGTTCCTCTAATTGAAGCATCTCTTTGTGTTTCAATTTTGATGTCCTGTAGCATAGCTAAGCCAAGTGCGTCTTTGTGGAATAGTCCACCTTTAAAGTCACCACCTGTACCAGTGTTAGCCATATTTGAGCTTTCATAAACATTCACTCCTGCAAGTTGTCCTACAAAACCTGTTCTTAGTGCTTCGTTAGCAACATCAGTTGGGTTAGGGTTTGCAAATGTATTTGTCATATTAGCTTTTAGGTCATAAGCAACAGCAGGGTGTAGCACACAAGCCATATCGTTGCTTGGTACACCTGATTGTTTTAGCTTAGATACTGCTTCAAAGATTTTTGCAACAGTAATAGCCGCATCAGCCGCACCTACTGCACCTGAAAAACCATCAAATAAAGCCATTAGATCAGCGTCCATTTTTCTAGCGATACCTTCGCCAAATAATTTTCCTAGATCTTTAATTACATCTGATTCAGCAGTATTAACAGCCATATCAGTTACAGTAGTCATTACGCCTACTTCTGCTACAGTTAAATCTGCTTTACTTGTTGAAATAGCAGTATTAGCTAGGTCAGTTGCTTCTGCAACAGCCGCCGCCGCAACTACTGGGTAGATTGGTACTTGTATCACTTTACCTGAATTTTTTGGTAATGCGTAATTTCTTACAAGTGGTCTCATTATTGATGCTTCAGAAGCTACAAATAGAGCCTCTGCAATCATCGGTACTATCAAATCATCTAAGGTCGATAGCGTTGTTTCGTTAGCCATAATTATTCTCCTTTATGGGTGTATTGTTAATAGGTCTTCATTTTTTCCTTACGATATTCAGCATATTTTGCCTTATCCTCAGGATTATTCATATTTAGTTCCGCCAAGTTTAAAGGTTTGGGCGTTTCACCACCAACACTCGATTTAGACCCTGCACCGCTAGGCGTTGCATTTCTAAAGTGAGGATTGTCATCTAAAAAGTTTCCTACATACTCGTTTATGCTTAACAGTTCTCCATTGCCATTATACATTGGTGCATTATTATCACCGATAATTTCAGGGTTACCATCAGCACCTAGTTGTACTTTACTTTTTAACAAATTAACAACTTGATCAGGTTTAATAGCTTGGTATTCACTAGCCACCTTAATTAATGCGTCATCAATTCGTACTTTTTGTAACTCGGCTTTGTATTGTGAAATCTCTGCTTCTTTTTTAGAAACAGTTTCCTTTAATACTTTATCAAATTCACCTCGTTGTTTTTGCATATCTAACTCTTTAGCTTCTTTTTCTTCTAAGAGTTGTCTTGCTTCGTCAGGATCAATGCCATTAAATCTTTTCTCAATTTTAGCTCTTTCCCTTGCAAGTCGTTTTTCAAGTATCTTATCAAATTCCGATTGAGGAACCATTTTTTCTTGTGTTTCAACTTCCTGTATTGTTTCTAGAGATTCAGTATTCTCGATCTCCGTTTTTTGCTCGTCAGCCATAGTAGTTATTCTCCTATATTATAAGATTGCCATTGTTATCATACCAACTTGGGTCGGTAGGTTGTAGATGATGGCGGCAATTATATCCACCTCTACTTGTGAAAGGATCAGTCGTTGATTTACCTTTCCAAATTTCAGAACTCCACTTATCTCTAAGTTCATCTTCTGAAAATATTTTACCTCTATTGGCTATACAAAATGGTCTACTATCACCAATTATATCTCCATAATATAGGTAGTTTGTTAGTCCTGCTTCACCTGCTTTCGCTTTGGTAAACTGACCATCAAATTCCATTAAACTGTCGTGTGCTAATTGCTTTGCGTATCTTCTCATATTATTTCCAACACGATCTGCACCATAAAATGTGTGTAATCGTTCTATCGCTTTTGCTTTTGCAACTTCATCAGTCGTAGAGGCGACAAACTCTACTAATTCATTAATCTCATCAACATCAGCTTTAATATATACGCCATTTATTCTCTGCTGTAATGTCTTAACAGTATCATTAAGTGATTTGCCTGTTATTGTCGAGGAATAAACTTCATCAGCCAATGCGTTTACTGTTTCTGCACCAATGTTTAAAAAACCATTAAATTTAACACGCTTTAGGTTAGTTATAGTCTCAATATCTAATTCAGTGAGTGTTTTAAACTTATCAGGTATTGGTAACACTTTCATATTCTCGACAATACGCTTTGCCACTCTATCGTATTCTCTTACAGTACCATCAGCCCATAATGTGTAGTGTTTATCAATTACAGCTTTTAATTTAGGTCTAATCTCTACTGCTAATCTAGCTTCAAATAGTTTACCCTGTCTTATGGGTAATTCACTTGCTACTTTTACAACTTCTCTTTCAAGATTTTCCAAAGCTATGTTTAATCTTTGCGTGTGTAATAACTCAATATCATCAACAAGGTTTTCTCTTAGCTGTGCAAGTTCTTCTATTTTATCCATTATCTTTTTTATCTAATTGTTTCCAAAATTCGTCTAATGCATTGTGTTCGCAGTTAGCACATTTACAAGTTGCACATACACCATTATTACCACAATGACATTCGTGTTCGCAATGTTTACATAGCATAATTTACTCCCCAATAATTTTATCTAAGTGTCTTACTCCTGTCTTATCTGTTACCATAACACCCTTTTCTAAAGTACAGGTGTACTGGACTTGCGTACCTGCTGATCTTTCTGCAACTCTTTTTCCCTCTAAACATACTGACAAACTTGGTTGATGATACCAACCATCTAATCTCTTATTATCGCCCTCTAAAATATACATAGACAATACAAACACCATTTCAATCATCAGTGGCTTCCGTTTCCTCTTAATTTATCTACTAATGATTCAAGATCAATAATGCGTTCTTCTAAGAATTGCACTTGCATATCTACTCTTTGTATTTGTGGCATTTCTTCTTCTACATTGCTTTTAAGTTTATCTTGATCTTTAGCAAGGTACTCTAATAACATAAATTGCTCTTGATCTATTGGTTTTTGTGTACTTGCTTCTAATAAATCTTGTTGCATTAATTGTAACTCAACCTCAATAATATTTAAGCGTTCAATAACTCCAAATGCAAAATATACTCCAACCGCTACACTTCCAATAATAGACAATAAGTTTTTCATTGGCATACTTACAGGAGTATCTTCTGATATTTTCATTTTATTAATTACTTAATAGTGGATTGTCGTTTGCAACTTGTACTTCTCTAATTTTAGCTTCTAGGTATTCAATAGCCTTACCATTAATCTTAATGTCAGCCTTGTTACCCTCTATTGATTTATTAACCTCAGTTAAATCAACTTCACTGTTTATAATATATTCTCTATCTTCTAATTGGGCTATGCGATTATTAAACTCACCCCACGCCATAAAGCCACCACCAATAATTCCAATAACCCCAATTAATGAGGCATAAGAACTTAACTTAGATACCATTCCTTGCATTGATTAACTCCCTTAATTCGTTGTATTTCGTATTAACTTCTGTTTTAGCATTGTTTAATTCTATTGTGTGTTTAACAACAGGATCATCAGCACTAAGTGAAACTTGCTTAGTGTATATATCTCTATCATAACCAACTAAGGCTATTTGATTAAAGAAATCTTTATTGCCATCAGGCAACTGCTCAATATTAAATATAGCTTGATTAATGTTAGCGTAACTAGAAATATCAACTTGATTAGCTTTCATTTCTCTACTAACTAACTCACTAACTACTGTAAGTGTTGCTTCTATTCTTTGTAATTCGTTATCTATCTTGCTATCTATATATTCTTCCATTGCAACCATTTTTGGATTAACCTCAGTAGTTTCTTCTACTGTTTCTTCTGCTACCTCTACTTCTTCTTTTTTAACTTCTTCTTCGACAGCTTCTTCTTCAATAATTTCTTCTTCAATGGTTTCTTCTTTGATTTCTTCTGTACTTTCGTCTGACATTGGCACTGCGGATTCTTCTTGCAAGGGCATTGTTTCTTCTCCAACAACTTCTTCATTATCCAGTTCAGGCTCTTGCTCAACCATTGCCACTTCTTCTGTAGGTAATTCTTCATTAGTATTGGTTTCCAATTCGGGTACATCATTCGTTGTTGTTTCCACAACAGGCTCAGTATCGTAGGCATCTATTAATTCTTCCGTTGTAATTTCTTCTTCAATCACAGTTGTTTCAACAGGCACAGTTAAGACTGGCACTGTGTCTACATCAGGAAGCATAACAACTGTTTCTACATTTAAAATTTCTATTTCAGGCTCATCAACTTCTATAATTTCAGGCTCATATGTTATAACAGGTAAATCTATTTCAGGTGCTTCTATATCTTCAATTATAACTAATAAATCATCTTCTATATCTACAATAGTTTCTGCTATATCTTCAACTGCTTGAGGACAGGTACTAGGTGTAAACTCCCAACAAAATTTAACAGTAGTGTTACTAGCCTCTGTTAGTGTCGTATAGTCTAGTATTAAACTAGGATCAGTTACATCAACCCCACTATGATAATTATTCCAATTACCTGCTGATTGCTCTACATCAAAATCAAACCTAGCTGTCAATGTTCCGTGAGTGTATTCAGCGTTAGGTGTAACAATTAGTGTATTACCATAATTACTAAATTGATAATTAGCATTAGTCGTATCAGTCAATAATAGCGTTTGTGTAGTTGTGTCTCCATTACCGCTTACTGCTATTTGGCTCATAGTAACTGTCGATTGCCACTTATTCCACCATCTTATGTCACCAGTAAGATTACTAGTGAAACCTTGTCTTAATTCATTAATCGTCATTAGGTCTATGCTGTTAATTGTAGTCTCAGCATATTTACCATCTTTACCTGTTAAGTAGATTGACTCTTTTAAATCTGAACTGTCAGGGAACATAGTTCCATTCCAAGTGCCATCATTAAAAGTCTGTGATATTAAATTAGT